GCTGCCTTCGGGAAATAAATGTGAGACGTTTTTATCTTGTGCTGTACGTTTCGACACTTTATTTGACTAGTGTGAAAGTCAAACTCATCTGCTTTAGAGTGTAAAGCTACGTTTTCTCATTGGACGTACCAAAATGAGCATTTTTGTGTGTTTGAATGCAATAAACACAACGTTTCGTTGGATCGTTAATCAACAGAACGCAGTAGGAATCTCGTCAAAATTCAAGAAAGGAGTGAGTTCAAGATGAGAAATGTATCTTTATTATTATCGAGCCTTGATACAGGGTCAAAGAACCGTCTTAAACATTTTCGCTCTAATCTGAAGAGGGATTATGACAAGCGAAACTTTGATCGCAGGGTTCATAGAATTCTACTAAAGTACGCAAAGAAGGAGTTTCTTCCTGAGCTTAAGCGCACCGTGCGTTACCTCCACAACTTAAAATCATCTAAAGATGGTAAATTGTTCTCCCAAGGCGTGAAGGAGTATAGTAAGTTGTTAAAGAATGCACAGGCATTTGCGGAGCCAAACTATTCATGGTTTGGATGGAATTCTAACTACAAAGCAGCCTTTGAAGAAGTTAAAGCTGAATTTAGTAAGCTAAAACTTCAGCCTGTCGAATATCAATGTGACGATGATATTCGAAACAATATTCCAAAGATGGACACGCATGCTGGCTTCACTTACATCCTTAGTGGTGTGAAGGAGAAAGGCGGGAATTTGGAAAATATCTACGACAAGTGGAGGAGAGAGCTTGGAAAAGCTATCGAAGATGGATCATTTGGAAAACCTATTCTTCCAGCCGTGAGAACACAGGGTAACGGTCATGCGTTTAATGAGGATGGGTCTTTTACAGGTGACTGTGATCACAAAACTAGAATGGTGTCGATGATCGATCTCATGGTCATCATTGCAGAGTTAGTCTTTGCTAAACCAATCCAGATGTATATGGCAAGTGTACCTTGGTATGCAGGCGGAAAAGATCTGGACACAGGGGTTTCTAGAATAATCACACACATGAGAACGAACTATAGGAATTGGGTGTCTCTAGACTACTCATCCTTTGATCAATCGATTAGTGCCTGGTTGATTCATGATGCCTTCGATATTATCAAATCTGCCTTTGTTACCCTGAACGAAGAGCAGTTGGAGATTTTCAAGTTAATTGAGCATGATTTCGTTGAAAAGGATTTTATTCTTGGAGATGAGATTATTCATTCCGTTAAGGGCGTTCCTAGTGGAAGTATGTTCACACAGATTGTAGACTCAATTGTCAATAGGCTCGTCATCACAACATACTTAAAGTCAATCTCTGCAAAGGGAGAGATGATAGTTATGGGAGATGATAATTTAGTCTATACCCATAAGGCGCTTCATATTGAGCACCTCGCTGATTATGTCAGAAAGAATTTTGGTATGACAATTAATGCTCTAAAAACCTGTAGTGGTAATACGTACGACCACCCTACATTCCTAAGTTGTGAGTGGAGACCCGAAGGACGTTACCGTGAGCCACATGTTCTCATCAGCAAAATGCTCTATCCTGAACGGGAAAGGACTTATGAGATGGGCGATTGCAGGGAGGAGGAAGTTGTCTGGTCTTATGTTCTAGCATATAGATTGGGCATGCGACAATTCTTCAATGTTGAGGCATTCTTAGCGGATTATCCTGAGTTCAAACTTACCGCACTCAAAGATATGGGTAGTCACAACCTTCCAGGATTCTTAAAATACGTTACGCAGTATACGTATGGATTCTGGTCTCCTG